AAATATAATCAAACTATTTTAATTTAATAGAGGAGCAAAACATGGCATTTCAAGTCAGTCCCGGTGTTAATGTTAGTGAAATAGACTTAACTACAGTGGTACCTGCAGTCTCAACTTCTGAAGGAGCGATTGCTGGTGTCTTTGATTGGGGTCCTGTTGAATCAAGAGTACTAGTTGATAGTGAAACATCACTAGTTTCAAGATTTGGCGAACCTTCTTCAAACAATTTCGAAACATTTTTTACCGCAGCAAATTTTTTAAACTATGGCAATAAGCTATATGTTGTAAGAACTGTGTCTGATGCTGCAAGAAACGCTACTGGTGTCGCAAACATATCATCCAATACTGATGGTGTATTAATTAAAAACAGTGTAGATTTTGAAGCAGGTAATTATACTGCTAATGCTAATCACATTGTTGTTGCAAAATATGCAGGTACACGAGGTAATGGTTTAAGAGTTGAAGTTTGTGATTCTTCTAATGCATGGAATAGTAATGTTGTTATAGCACATGGTGGAGGATCATCTAATGATTCAAATATTGATACATCATCTGCTAACACCAAAATATCTTTTACAGTAGGAAGCGCAAATGCTACATTACAAGTAACAGGTTCATCATCTGGTGTTACTAATTCACAACTTACAGACGCATTAGACGCTATAGTAGCAGATCTTAAATTAGGCGATTTAATTAAAGTTGGTAATTCATCTATCGGTGAGTTAAAATTATCAATTAAATCAATTGCAGCAAATACTTCAGACTCAGCTTCTGTTAACAGTAGTATTTCCACAGTAACAAGACAAATACAATTCCATAGTAGATATACTTTATCTACTGATTTCTCTACAGACACACTTCAAAGATTCTGGAAATATTCAGACAGCTTTGATGCAGCACCTGGCACATCTGATTTCGTATTAGGTAAAGGCGGAGCTGGTGATGAACTTCACGTTGTTGTAGTAGATGAAGATGGAGATATTACAGGTACTCCAGATACAATTTTAGAAACATGGGAAGCATTATCAAGAGCTACCGACGCTAAAAATGAATCAGGAGAATCAATATATTTTAACGACAGAATAAATAACTTATCAAACTGGATTTATTTTGTTAATAACCCAGCTGGTTCATATACTGGATTAGGTTCAGCAGTATCAGCATTATCAACAGCATTACCATATAGATATACCTTTGCAGGTGGTTTAAACGGTAATAATGAAAGTGATATTTCTTTAGGAGATATAGCAGTAGGTTACGATCTATTCTCAGATTCTTCTGATGTAGATGTATCATTATTAATGGTTGGTAAAGCTAAAGGTGGTTCAAACGGAGAAGGATTATTAAATTACATCATAGATAATATTTGTGAAGTAAGAAAAGATTGCGTAGCATTCGGATCTCCAGACAGAGCTGATGTAGTGGGAGTAACATCACTATCTACTCAAACAGATAATGTGATAGCATTCAGAAACTCATGTCGATCATCTTCATACGGTGTACTAGATAGTGGTTACAAATACCAATACGATAAGTTTAATGACGTTTATAGATACGTACCTTTAAATGGAGACGTAGCCGGTGCATGTGCAAGAACAGACTCAGAAAGAGATCCATTCTTCTCACCAGGTGGTTTCAATAGAGGTCAAATTAAAAATGTTATTAAATTAGCATTCAATCCTAGACTAGCTTTTAGAGATCAATTATATAAGAGTGGTGTTAACCCAGTAGTAGCATTCCCAGGTCAGGGTACTGTTCTATTTGGTGATAAAACCTTATTAGCTAAGCCAAGTGCATTTGATAGAATTAATGTAAGACGTTTATTCATTATTCTAGAGAAAGCAATTAGCACAGCTGCTAAGTTCACTCTATTTGAATTTAACGATGAGTTTACAAGAGCTCAGTTCGTGAATTTAGTAGAGCCATTCTTGAGAGATATCCAAGGTAGAAGAGGTATATACGACTTTAGAGTAGTTTGTGACGAAAGTAACAATACTGGCGAAGTAATTGACAGAAACGAATTTGTTGGTGACATTTATGTTAAACCAGCAAGATCTATTAACTTTATTCAACTTAACTTTGTAGCTGTTAGATCAGGTGTAGAGTTTAGTGAAGTAGTTGGTAAATTTTAAGGAGTAAGAAATGGCATTTAATATTAATGAAATTAGATCGCAATTAGTACTTGGCGGATCACGTCCATCATTATTCCAGGTTAGACTAAGTAACCCTGTCAATAGTGCAGGAGATTTAAAAGCTCCTTTCATGATCAAAGCCACACAACTTCCAGCATCAACATTGGGCTTAATTGAAGTTCCATATTACGGAAGAAAATTTAAGATTGCAGGTAACAGGACTTTTGCTCCCTGGCCTATTACTGTAATTAATGACGAAGATTTTCTTATCAGAAATGCAATGGAAGAATGGTCACATGCTATTAACAGCCACGTAGCAAACTTAAGAGAGTTTGGTGCAGCTAGTCCTTCAGAGTATAAGAGAGACGCAACAGTAACTCAGTTTAGTAAAACTGGAGTAGCTATAAGAGAGTATAAGTTTGTAGGCTTATTCCCAACAGATATAACAGAAATGCCTTTATCTTGGGAATCAGTAGACGAAATTGCTCAATTTGATGTATCTTTCCAATACGATTACTGGACAGTTAGTGGTGTCACTGGTAACGCGGGTACCTAAATATTTTGACAAAGGCGGACGAATTACCGTCCGCCTATTTTTTATTATGGAGAAATAACACATGGCTGAATTCTTTGGTTTCGAAATAAAACGAAAGGGCGAAAAGCCTGAATCTAAAACTCCGTCTTTTGTAACTCCACAATATGATGATGGTGCAGTTAATGTAACCACATCAGGTGGTATGTATGGCACGTACGTTGATCTAGAAGGTACGGCTAAAAATGAGGCTGAGTTAGTAACTAGATACAGAAAAATGGCATTGCAACCAGAAGTGGAGCATGCTATTGATGATATTATTAATGAGACTATCATTAGTGATCCAACCCAACCGGTAGTAGATATTAATTTAGATAATGTCACTACTTTATCCGATTCAATTAAAAAGAAAATACATGAAGAGTTCAAGAAAGTAACCGAACTCTTATTTTTAACCCATACAGGATATGAATTATTTAGAAAATGGTATGTAGATGGAAGAATATATTTCCATTGTATAGTTGATGAATCTGATCCTAAAGCGGGTATTCAAGAATTAAGATATATTGACCCTAGAAAGATTAGAAAGATCAGAGAGACTAAAAAAGAAAGAATGGGTAATCAAACCGTTGTAAAAGTACAAAGAGAATTTTACATTTATAATGATAAAGGTTTCCATAGTAAAGCATACCAATCACCTGATCCAATAGTTGCAGGTGGTGCACAAGGTTTAAAAATTGCAAAAGATTCTATTTTGCATAACACATCAGGCTTAACTGATGAGTATAATAAAATGGTTTTATCTCATTTGCATAAAGCAATTAAACCATTAAATCAATTACAAGTTTTAGAAGATGCATCTGTCATTTATAGAATAAGTAGAGCTCCAGAGAGAAGAATATTTTATATTGATGTTGGTAACTTACCTAAAATGAAAGCAGAACAATATCTAAGAGATATGATGACTAAGCATAAAAATAGATTAGTCTATGATGCTGCATCTGGTGAAATAAGAGATGATCGTAAGTTTATGACTATGATGGAAGACTTCTGGTTACCTAGAAGAGAAGGGGGAAGAGGTACTGAAATTACCACTTTACCTGGAGGTCAAAATTTAGGTGAGATGCAAGATATAGAATACTTTAAAAAGAAACTATATAGATCTCTTAATGTACCTATTAGTAGATTAGAACCTGAAGCAGGATTCACATTAGGAAGAGCATCAGAAATATCAAGAGACGAACTTAAGTTTAATAAGTTTGTAAGAAGATTAAGATTAAGATTTAGTCAATTGTTTAATAAAGCATTAGAGAAACAATTGGTGTTAAAAGGTGTCATGAGTTTAGAAGAATGGAATCAATTAACTCATTATGTTAAATATGATTTCGTTGAAGACAATCATTTTACTGAGTTAAAAAATTCAGAGATGATGAGAGAAAGAATTCAAATATTATCAGAATTAGGACAGCATGTCGGTACTTATTACTCAAAAGATTGGGTGAGAAGAAATGTTTTAAGATTAAACGATCAAGAAATAGAAGAAATGCAAAAGGAAATGGAACAAGAGCAACAAGATCAAAGTGATTTTGGTGTAGGTGGTGGTGCTCATCCTGAAGCTCCTTGGAATCAACAAC